CTTGGCGACCAGCATCGCCAAGGTAAACGATCAGTTGTACTTCATGCAGCAGCGGCTAGACCAGTCGGCTCGCAGCATTACCCTCATGAGCAACGCAGCGGCAGCCCTTGGCGGCGATGCAGCTGCTATGCAAAACACGATGAAGGGGCTGAATCAGTCCATTCAGCAACTGGTGGTCATGGGCGATGCATCCGCCCTGCCGTTCTTCAACGCGCTGGGCGTGGGCGTTACCGACGCACACGGCAAAGTGCGCGACATGAACGCCATCATGTTGGATATGGCCGAGTCGTTCGGCAGCATGGACAAGCGCCAGGGTTACGCGCTTGCGTCCGCCATGGGTATCGACGACGACACGGCGAACGCGCTTATGCAAGGCCGTGAAGCCATGCAGGCCATGATTGACGCGCAGGCCACGCTTAGTACCAGCACACAGCAGGAGCTAGCCGCCAGCCGCGAGCTGCGCCGGCAGCAGACGCTGCTTGGTGCGCACTGGGAAGGCATCAAGACAATCCTTGGTAACGCCATCGTGCCGCTGCTACTCAAGGTTACACAGGGGGCGCAGCGCTTTGTGGACTACCTGATGCGCAACGAACGTGCCGTTAAGCGCGTGTTTGAAGGTATAGCCTATGCCGCCGGTGCGCTGCTGGTGGTGGCGTTTGGTAAGGCCACGCTTGCCGCACTGGCGCTGCTGGCACCGTTCGCCCCGCTGATCGCCGCCGTTACGTTGCTGTCCGCTGGATTCTTGCTGCTTTATGACGACTACAAAACCTGGGCCGAGGGCGGCAAATCGCTGTTCGACTGGGAGGCATTCCAGGCGTACATAGACGGCACTGAACTGTCGGTCGATAACCTGGCCAACGGGTTCGTTCGCCTTCTCACTGGATACAACAGTTGGGAGGAAGCGCTAGGCGCATTCCGTAAATGGCTGGAGCTAAAAGGCTTCCTCGATAACGGCAAGCTGTCCGTGGATTCACTGGCTGAAGGCTTCCGCAACCTGGGCCGCGACATGCTGGAGTCGATGCCGGTATTGCAGGCCATTATTAGCGCCATGAGCAAGATCGCATCGGGCGACATTAGCGGCGCTCTGAGCGATCTTGCAAGCATCCCTAAGGCCGCATTCAAAAACGCCGCAGGGCTGCTTGGCGGCGCTGTCGAGCACGTTGCGGGCGCAGTTGACACGTCAATGGGGCAAGACCCGTCGAAGGGCGGCACGCTGTCGGGATTGGTTCGCGGCGTGCGCGATGCAGTGGGCGGTTTTTTCGGTGGCGATTCAGAAGGCACCGATATCGACGCCATGCTGGCCGCTCAGGACAGGAAGTATGGCTGGCCAGATGGTCTGGCTAAAGCCGTCTGGATGCAGGAAACGGGCGGGCGGAAAGACTTCATCGACAACCCGGCAAAGTACCACTACGAAAAGAATGCAGAAGGCAAGCGCATCGCACCGCATACCGGCAAGATTTCGACCGCGTTTGGCCCGTTCGGCATTCTGGAGTCCACTGCGCGCGATCCTGGCTATGGCGTCACGCCGCTGCAAAACAAGTCGCTAGAGGAGCAGATTCGGTTCGCTTTCGAGTACCTGGCCGCAATGGAGCGCGAGGCAGGCAGTCTGGCAGGTGGGCTGGGCAGATATGGCGAGGGCAGCGGATACGCTAAGAAGGTCGAAAAGCGTCTTGAGGAAGTGCAGACGACAAAAGCGCCTGCTGTTAAAGAAAGCGCGCGCGCCGAGGTAGTAGAACGCAAGAATGCACCTGCACCGGCGCCTGCGGGTATAACTGTCACTGTTGATCTGAAAGAAAAGAATCAGCAGCCGGAAACGCCAGAGCCGCGCGAAAGTTTTAACTTGCTCCGATACCTGTCCGATCTCACCAAGATCACGCAGCCAAAAGATCAAACTTCTAACAATGAAGCGCGAAACTTTACGCGCGGCGCTTCGGTGTCTGCCGGCAGTCGCCAGAATGTCACGGAAGTTCGCAATGAAACCAAGGTAGATATCCATGAGCTGAATGTGCACACCACTGCTGCTACACTGCCGGCTATTACAACTGAGGCACTTGGAACAGCTATGGACAAAAGCGCAAACATGCTTAACCAGACGGCGAGCGGCTTATGATTCCGGGCATGCCCAATATCCCTGACTTGCCAGCCGGCCCAGGTGGCATTGTTCAGGAAGGTCTTAACTCGCTGATCAGCTTTGGCGGCGCGTTCGCTATCGGCCTGATCTTTGGTGACCGCTGGGGCATCTTTAATGAGTTCGGCATTCCCGTACTGCTGGCGGATAACGTCACGTCTGTGGAGTTCCAGAACACGGCCAATGTTGCCAATGCGCCGCTCGAGAAAGGTACGTTCACCAGCTACAACAAAGTTCAAGACCCGTACACGGCCACCGTGCAGATGACCAAGGGCAGCGGCGGCACGCTTGAGCGCGGCGCGTTCATCGCCCAGCTTGAAGCGCTGTCCCGCTCTACCCTGCTGTTTAACGTGCTGACGCCTGAATACGTCCATCGAAACGCCGCCATCACTGGATTCGGCTACCGTCGCCTGCCGAACGAAGGCAACAGAATCATCGTTGCCAACATCGAGCTGAAAGAGGTTCGAGAGGTGCGGGTGCAATACGAGCAGGAAGACGTGGCCAACCCCGAAGACGCCAATACAACTGATGCCGGCGAAGTCGAGAACGAGCCTGGCGAGTCTATTCTAAGCCAGGGCGCTCGCGCGGCGGGTGAAATTGCTACAGGTCTGCGTGATAAGGGGCTTGAGTTTTTGGACGCTGTGGAGTCTGCTCTAGGCGATATAGAGGTGCAATTTTGATCGAAGTTATCCCGCTGCGCGCCGTTCCAAAACAGTCGCTAATCGCTAGACCGGGCGGTCAGGTGTACGCAATCGATATTGTGACACGTCGCGGCAGGCTGTATATCACCGTCCGCGTGAATGGCGAGACTATCGCCCGCAATCGCTCCCTGCTGTCGTTTGCGCCCATTGAGGGTGACTTGTTGCTGGTGGATAACGACGGCAACAGCGATCCCAACTGGCAGCAACTCGGGCAGCGCTTCCTGCTGACATACTGGCCGCAATCAGATGAATAAGAAAGTCATCCGCGCCACGATCACGCTAGTTGGCGATACGTTCGATGAAAGCGGCACAAACGTATTGACCGCCGAAGGGCTGCGCGTCTCTACCGTCGTGCGTTTCGGCGGCGGCGCCATCATGCCGAGCGCTGAGGTCACGATTTACGGACTGTCGCTATCGACTATGCACAAGCTCATGCGTATCCGCTGGCAAGACCTGAACAGCATGCTCAACCGCATTCGCATCGAAGCGGGCGAGCAGGGGCAGCCGTTGACGCATGTGTTCGAAGGCAACATTACGTTCGCGTATATCGACACCAGCAACGCGCCTGAGATTGCGCTGCGCATCTCGAGCATGGCGGGGATTTTGGAGGCGTACCGCCCAGCCACCCCGCTGGCATTGCCAGGCGACACGCCAGTGGTGCAGGCCATCGCTGATATATGCGAGCGCATGGGCTACATATTTGAGAACAACGGCGTGCCTGAGTCACTGACAATGCAGAATGTGACAATGGGGGACACCGACATGAACAAGATTCGCAAGCTGTGCAGGGATTACCAGATTGACCTGTACGTCGAGCATGGGTTGATCGCCATCGCCCCCCAGGGCGCGCCGAGGGCGCTGCGCATCCCGGTTCTTACGCCAAAAACCGGTTTGCTTGGCTACCCTGTTCCGACCATCCAGGGCGTTGACGTGCGCTGCCTGTGGGATCCAATGATCCGGTTCGGCGGGATCATCCGAATCGCTGATTCGCTGATGGAAACCACTAACGGCGACTGGCGTGCGTTCGGTGTGACTACCACGCTAGAGTCGGAGATTCCAGGCGGCGCATGGTTCATGGATATTCAAGCAACTTTCAGAGGTGCAAACGATGCCGCCATCAGCAGAGCGTAGGCCGTTTACGCCCGAGCAGTCCGTGCCTGGGCCGATGCAACAGGAAGCTATTATTGGCCGGCTGATTGGCCGCGTGTTCACGCATACAGTTGTCCGCGTGGTCGCTGTTGAGCCAGGCGCTACCGGTCCGGTTGGTTTTGTGGATGTGGTAGACCTAGTGCAGCAACTGGATGCCAGCAATAACGGTATCCCGAATCAGACACTGTACAAGTTGCCCTATTTCAGATTGCAGGGTGGCCATAACGCCATAATCATCGACCCGAAAGTTGGCGACATAGGTATGGCATCTTTCGCCATGCGCGACATAACCAACGTGAAGAAAGACAAGGTAGAAGGGCCGCCACCGTCGCGCCGTGAGTACGATGTTTCTGACGGCCTATACATCGGCGGCTTCCTAAACGGCGCGCCGACGCAGTTCATCGAGTTCCTAGAGTCGGGCATTAACATCACTTCGACCGGAACCGTTACAGTCAATGGCACGCTGTTGCAGGTGAACTGTCCTATTGTTTCGACTGGCGACATTACCGACCACACGGGTAGCATGCAGACTATGCGCGACCAGTATAATGAGCATGCTGGCCACTACTCGCCAGCCAACACTACGCCGGACGTGCCAATGTCATGAGTACGACACTATTTCTACGACCAGATACTTGGGACCTGACGCTAGACGCAAACGGCAACATCGCCGTGGCCACTGATATCTATCAGCAGGCGCAAGACATATCGACGGCATGTCGGACTTTCACGGGTGATCTGTATTATGATACGGCCACCGGGATTCCTTACGACACCGAGATTCTAGGCGGAACGGGTTTTCCGCTGGCGCTGTACAAGATGTATTTAGAGGATGCCGCTAAATCAATCGGCGGCGTAGTTTCGGCACAAGCTGCAATCAGAACAAATGACCGGCGCAACGTGATAGGCGCTATCATCTTCACGAACGAAGAAAACCAGACGGGCCAGATTAGTCTATGACAATCCCGAGCATTCAGTTTACGGCACAAGGCATAAGCGCCCCGACACGCGAAGAAGTAACGGCTGGCCTCTGGGCGATGATGCGCCAAGCGTTCGGGCCGAATATCACCCAGGACGCCCGCACGCCTCAAGGTCAGCTTGTCACGTCGCTGACTGCCGTTATCACTGACCGGGATTCGCAGTTCATCGAACTGGCCAACAGCTTCGACCCGCGCTATTCGTTCGGCAAATTCCAGGAAGCGCTGGGGGCTATCTATTTCTTGAGCCGATCCGAGGCTACCCGCTCGGTCGTTACACTTGAGTTTACTGGTCTTGCTGGCAGCGCTGTGCCTAGCGGGACACAAGTGCAGGATGATAACGGAAACATATGGGAAACGACCGAGACGGGCGCGGTATCCGTAGCCACCGGCACCGTTACTCTGTTAGCCCGCGCTCAAGTCCCCGGACCCATTCAGGCTGCTACCGGCACGATTAACAATCTTCTGGATACCCTGCCAGGCATCGACCGCGCGGAAAACACCGTACCCGCAGTGCCAGGCAGCAACGAAGAATCCCGCGCAGACTTTGAGCTGCGCCGCGCCGAGTCCGTTGCCGCTAATAGCCGCCTGACGAACAGCGCTGTATATGGTGCAGTGTTTGACCTGACGGACGTTATCGATGTGCGCGTGGTTGATAACCCGTCTGACGATGCGATCACTGTTGGCGCCACAAACTACCCGATGATCCGTAACAGCCTGCTGGTTTCGGTTGTTGGCGGCGACGATTACGAAATCGCCGGCAAGATCATGGCTAAGGGTGGCACCGGCTGCGCGTTCGTCGGCAATACGGATGTTCTGTGGAAAGACACGGACAACTATGACGATGGTTTCCCGCCTGAATATAGCGTCAAGTTCCTGCGCCCCGACATTATCCCGCTGTACTTCGATATTCGCGTTGCCGACTATGCGTCGATAACCAACCCGCAAATCACCGCCGCACGCCAGAGTATTGCTAACCAACTCGCATCGGGCGCACGGCGCGCACGAATTGGCGGAACAGTTGTGGCGTCCTCGTTCGGGTGCGGCCTTGACTCAGCGCTTGGCGTTGTCGAGATTAAAGTATCGACTGACGGCGCAACTTGGATGAGCCTGATAGAATTTGGCATCGACCAGTTTCCGTCCACCGCTGCGAACTTGATCACGGTTAGTCAATATGTCGCCTCTCCTTAAATCGACCATCATGTCGCAATACGCTAACAGCCCGGTGCTGTTGCGTTTGATTGAAGACATTGGCGACCGTATCGACCCGACTGCCGATATCGAGCAGTTTTATAACATCGTGATGAACCTGCATACGGCGCAAGGTTTCGGCCTGGATATCTGGGGTCGGATTGTCGGTATATCCCGGCGCGCAACTTTTGCAGACCCGGAGGGCGAATACTTCGGATTCGCTGATGGGTTCTACCCATTCAACCAGCGGCCTTTTTTCTCGCCCGCTCAGAACGCCTATGAACTGCCGGATAATGTTTATCGCGGCCTGATCTTTATCAAGGCGGCAGCAAACATCATCAACGCCACCGCGCCGAACATTAACCGACTGATGAAAGCTGCGTTTGATGGCAAAAAATGCTATTTTCTCATCACCGGGCACATGAAGGCGCGCTATGTTTTCGAGTTCGCGCTATCGCCATTTGAACGCCACATCGTATATAACACGGACATATTACCTAGGCCGTGCGGCGTACAGATTGAAATAGTGGACGCAATACCGCCAGAGACTTTCGGTTTTGCTGGCACTGGATTCCAACCGTTTAACCAAGGAACATTTTATGGCGGATGAATATAAAATCCTGACGATTCCGTTCGGTCGGGATGCCGTGCCGGATATGGTCAATGAGATTCCTGACGATCCAAGCATCGTAGACCCGCAACTCGCTTCGTATAAGCAGGGTTTCCCGTATATCACGACTATCCCGCTTGTGGCCGGTGGCATCCCCCCAGAGGGGCAGGATTTCAACGGCATTCTGCGCGATATTACCGAGCACATCGTCCACCAGAACAAAGGCGGAATGTATAAGTTTGAGGCCGAAGTTGTAGCGGTTGGCGGCTATCCTCTGGGTGCAGTCTTGTCCGCGAATGACGGTCTGTCGCTGTGGGTGTCGCTTATCGATAACAACGTGCAGGATTTCAACTCCGGTACGCCTACCCAGTGGGCGCGGATTGCGTTTAGTGGGCTGGATGCGCTGCTGAATGATAAGCTGGACAAGGCGAGCAAGGCGACCCAAGCACAAGCTGAGGCAGGAACTGATAACACAAACTACTCCACGTCCCTTAGAGTTTTTCAAGCACTGCGCTCGGCTGCTGCAAATGCCACTGAGACACTGCGCGGCGTGCTGCGCGTGGGTACTCAGGCAGAGGTAGACGCCGGGGCGCTGGATAACGTGGCGGTCACGCCTAAAAAGCTCCGCATGGGGTTCGCTTCAAGCCTAACCACGAATGGATACATCGCGTTCCCGAGCTGGCTGGGTGGCCTGATTATTCAGTGGGGGACTGCAACATTCCAAGTAGGATCAACAATTGTTCAAAGTTCGGTGGCACTTCCGGTAGCATTTCCTAATGCTGCGCTACGAATAGTCGGGTGCCGGCGGGATGAATTGCAAGCGGCAAACAACCCATCTACTGATCAGGTATTTTCCGTAACTACAACCCAGGTGTTAGTGTCTCACGTAAGGTCGTCCGGTAGTGCCCCTGTCGGCTTCTCATGGTTTGCAATAGGCTTCTAACAAGGAATAAAAAATGTACTACTCAAAATCGACAAACGGCTTTTACTCTCACGAAATCCACGGCGATAGCATCCCGTCCGATGCAGTGGAAATTACAGCCGATTATCACGCGGCATTGCTTGCGGGGCAGTCTTCTGGAAAGGTCATCGACTGGGATGATTACGGCTACCCGTTCCTGGCATATCCTCCACCGCCTTCGCCGGACACTCTGGAGCAGGTGCAGGCCAAACGCCAAGCCGCCTATGTGGCCGAGTCCGACCCGTTGAAAAACGAGGCCGAATACGACGCGGTCATTGCCGGCACCGAGCCTGATTACACCGCCTGGCTGGCCAAGGTTGCCGAGATCAAAGCGCGGCTCCCGCTGCCATGATTTACCTGCGCTGGCTGGCCCTGTCGCTGCTCGATTGGCTGCTACTACTGACAGTTCCGCTTGCCGCGCCAATCATCGCGGCCATTTATCGTGAAATGACCTATGGCCTAGCTCCATACTCCTGGGGCTGGATCTGGGGCACCTACGACAATCCGCCGCAGGGTGACAAGGGCTTTGTCCGTGAGCGTGCGCCATTCCCCGGATATACGACCGGCTGGCGCGGATACCTGAATCGCTGCATGTGGATGATCCGCAATCCGTTGTACGGATATGCGCGCAAGGCTTCTGTCGATTATTCACCATCGCTTGTGGTGACGCATGTAGGCGACGAATCGATCAGCGACAAGTACAAGCGCCCAGGCTGGCACTTTGCCAGAGCCGTAGACCTTGCAGGCCGCACAGTGGCGTTTGAGTTCTACTGCGTCCTTCCTTGGGGCTTTGGCCGTTGCCTGCGTGCTAGACTGGGCTGGAAGATCATGACAGACAAGTTCCAGCGCTACGGGTTCGCCCAGCTGGTGAACACATTCAACCCGTTCGACGGATACGGCGACGACTAAGGTCAGGGCATGGCAGACGATATGAGCAGCATTCCGCCGCGCGTGGGAAGCCTGGAAATGGAAGTTCACACAGTCAAGCACCGGATAACAATGCTTGAGGATACCCATCGTGAAATTCCGCATAGGGTCACAAAGGTGGAGATTGCTGTAGAGCGACTGCCCGCCATCGATAAGCGCCTGGAGCAGCTTGAGGATCAGGTGGCCAAGGGGTTTAACAAGGTATTGGGCGCAGTTGGCGGTGCTGGTTTCATCCTCGGCCTGGTCGAGTTCGGGCCTAAACTCCTGAAAATTCTAGGCGGCGGCTAATGCAGATTGCGTTCGCGTATAAGCGGACTGGGTTTAAGTGTGAGGTAATGCGGCGATGATTAACGACAGCTACAGCCAGCTAAAGCGCGACGAAGGCGAAGTATTGCACGCCTACCAAGACCATCTTGGGTTTTGGACTATCGGCATCGGCATTCTGATCGACAAGCGAAAAGGCGGCGGACTTCGACCGGAAGAATCTGAGTTCATTTTTCGCAACCGCCTCAAGCTGCTTGATGCTGAATTGTCCGACCGCCTGCCGTGGATATCAAAACTTGATCCGGCACGCAAGGGCGTCTTGATCAACATGGCGTTTCAGATGGGCGTTGCCGGCTTGCTCGGCTTCAAAAACACACTGGCGCTTATCCAGTCGGGCAAATATCAGGAAGCGGCCATGGCCATGCTGCAAAGCAAGTGGGCGACTCAGACGCCAGCCCGAGCTAATCGGCTCAGCAGGCAAATGGAAACGGGTATTTGGCAATGAGCATCATAGCCGCCGCAACTGCCCTTCTGCCTACCCTGGCAGGCATCCTCGACAAGGTAATTCCAGACCCTGAGGCGCGCGCCAAGGCACAGCTTGACCTTCTGCGCTTGCAGCAAGAAGGCCAGTTCAAAGAACTGGACGCTCAGCTACAGGTCAACCTGGCACAAGCCGAGATCAACAAGATCGAAGCCGCCAGCCAGTCGGGTTATCAAGCAGGCTGGCGCCCGCTGGCCGGCTATGCGTGCGTGGCTGGCCTTGGTTATGAGTTCCTGATGCGCCCGCTGCTGCCTTGGGTGCTGACGGTAAGCGGCATTGAAGCGCCGCCGCTGCCGTCCTTGGATGGCGTTCTGTTCGAGCTGATAGCGGGAATGCTCGGGCTTGGCACGCTGCGCACGGCTGATCGGTGGAAGCGAAACAGCGCTATCACCAAGCTGAACGGCTAGCCCGCGCACAAATCCCTAACCTTCGTCACCGTCCGCAGATCCGAACCAACCCCATGCTTGATTTGCAGCATCGGGCATATGTGCTGCAACGGCGCTGGCTTGCGGTATGCCTCTGCAACTATGGGCGCGCCGGTTGCCCAGCACAGCCATAGTAGGCAGTAGAACATTAGCCAGCCGGCGATTAGGCGCGGCATGCGGCTGTGGTGCATGCGGTTCTGCACTTATGGCCCGAATACTTCTCCGCCTCAAGACTCGCTTGACCAACCTTAATATCTCGCGCCAGCACTTCCCGGCACGACATGCAAAATATGGCAGCGGCGCGGTTATCGCC